CCCTGATTGATGATGTTGTCCTTGTAAGCGTATATCATCACGCACGAGTTCTTGCAATCCTTAACCACTTTCTCGAGGTCGGTGGGTCGGATAACTTCAATCTCTTTGACGACTTCCTTGACTACCTCGACTGGAATTTCCTTGATTACTTCCTTTTCAATGACAATTGGAGTGGGTTCTGGAATCGGAGTGGGTTCTGCTTTTGAATCGTGAATAAGCAACATAGACGTAACTGCTACCGCTACGCCTAATACGAAGGTTGCTATATACGAAAGTGCCTTTTTCATTGTTACCACCTCCGATTATATTTTACCACAATTTGGCGATTTAATCAAGGAAATACGGCGCATTTGTATCCTAATCTGCAACAGTCGGAGCGTCGCCCCAAACTGCAAAGATAGCACTTTGGTAAGGTTCTGGCACCTCTGCTTGTACCTGTCCCCTGCCTTGAACGCTGTTTGCGTATGCTCTGCGCCAAGGCTCACCTATGGGATATTCTACTCCCTCAACAACACCATAGTTCTGTTTCTTAAGGCTTACACTATCCTTTGTAAGCATATCCAATGCAATCTTTTCAATCATCTTAATCCCTCCTACACAGTATAATAGGTTATCTCACCTGAAATTGAGAATGTATTATTTATTTCTGATGGCCCAATGTTCACGCTATTTTCTTTCATTAAGGCAAAGAACGAAAGTCCGTTATAAATGTGGGCATTTTCAATAGAAGCAACCGTATTTGTAAGGACTACTGGGCTTTTGTACGACAAAAAGGCAGAATCAACTACAAAAGGAATACCTCTAATAACTAAAGCATCGGTTGTCACTGGGTCTTTTGCGGTTAAAGCTAAATTAAACACTAGTGTTACCTTTTTATTCTCTTTGGTGTATCTGCCGAATTGTTTTGAGTAGGTCTGTGTACCGCCCGTGGTGTATCCCTCTAATACGGGCGTCCATGTACCTGTTTCAATTTTTAGCCCATGCACTTCCTTTACAGTCACATTTTCTGCCTTATGTGCTTCAACTTCGGGTATTAGTGTTTCATTAACAAATTTACCAAGAGCGATCGGTCCTTCGTCAAACTTGTCCTTAAACTGTTGCGTTGTCAATCCACGTTCCTGTGGAGTTGTGCCAAGTTTGCCGATTACATTAACCTTATCCAAATCAAATCTTGTCATGTCTGCCATATGTTTTATCACCCCTTTATCTGTTCTTCACAAACCCGCCTGTGCGTGTCGGCAAGGTAATGGAAAGCACCGTTGCACTATCCGTACCGCCGCAAACCAAGCGGATTTTGAGGTAGTCTATCTTTTTACCGCCTTTCAGCTTGACCTTCTTAGGCTGTGGGCTGAAATTGGTCTGGAATGAGAAGCCCCTCGATTCGTAATCAGGTTCATCTATCCCGGCAAAGTCCCATGTATCAAAGTTGGATAAGGCATATCTTACTGACTTGATAAACCTGAAAGAAGCGTCACGGTCACTTGAAAGGTAAATATCAACATGGGTACTGACATATGGAACAAGTGAGATAAACATTAGCTGAACGAACTTTCTCAGCCAGTCTGCGCCGAAATTGTGATATCCCATATCCCACGTCGCAACGATTTCCTCGCCGTCAAATGTAGGCAAGGATTCGTCAAACTTCATTATTTGCCCATCAGTAGTGCCGAAATACAGTTGTTTTTCAACGGTCATAAAGCAAGTGGGTTCATGCGGTAAATCGAGTATGTACCATACGCCGGGATCATCGGCTTCACGGTTTACACGGTAGTTATAAATCCATAACCGTTTACCAATGCAGACAATATACAGTCCTCTATCGTCCCAGTCCCATGTGATGGCTTTTGTAAGGTCCAATCCGTCAAGATCACGCTGTATTCGCTTTGACTTCCACACGGCGTTTTTCTCGTCCATGACCTGAGTTGATACCCATTCGTAAATTCCCTTCCAAATCGTGAAAGGATTGTTGAGGATAATCTGCACCTGCCCAGGAGCCATATTGCCAACTTTAGCGTTGATAGGATAGACAGGGAACAATGTTATTACTCTGCCGCCTCCCGAATCAATGACGGTATCGCTGATGCTGAACCACGCACTTGCTCCGCTTGAATCGCCAGTCGTAAAAATAAGCTGATGTTTATACTGGGTGACGATTGCGGTTATCTCATACTCGCCCACATCGCTATCGTTCGCATACGGCCAGTACGTGGGGTCGGACACACCATTTTGTGTTACACCTGACGGGAAACGGGTATTCCTGCGGTCGGGGTTGCCGTATATCCAATGACGGGCATAATACATACCGCCATAATAACGGCATTGTGTAATTAAGGCTCTTAATTCAGGGTCCGGCTTGTTCCATTGGATAAGAACGTTATTTACTCCCAAAGGCGGGGCGGTTAAGAATGTTACCGTGCCGTTTACAAGGTCAACGGTGTAGTCCGTAACAGGCTCTAATGTTGAAGCTCCTACCATAACGAGATCAACGGACTGAATATTCAGTTCTGGCAGTTGATAGATTATAGCATTGCCGTCACCGCTATATCTGCCCTTTTTCTTGCCTGTCAGATAGTTAATATCCTCAAGCAATGTCCCACCACCATAAGGCGGGGCGGCGGTTACAACGGTCGGAACATAGCCCTCTACTTGCTTGAATGTATCTCCGTCCCACTGATAGAACTCCGTACCGTCCATGATGTATACGGTGTTGTTCGTTACGAAAAAGGTCGTGGGGTATGCGTCAACGATCGTGCCCAGTTCGGTTTCTGTACCATCGTTCAGGTCCAACTCGTACACTTTCCCACCACGAGCAAATAAAAAATGGTTCACTCCGTGGAGTGGACCATACCATACACCGTTTATTTTCTGTCCTGTGACCTTTTCGTTGAGGTGGACATATCCCGTTACCTTTTGCAGTTTCAGGTCGTCTGTAATTATGTAATTGCTCATTTCCGAGGCTTCACCTAAAGTCAACAGGGTTTCTGTTTCGCTTCGATTTATGCCAAGGAAACGCTCAATCGTTATATACTGCGGCTCTGCCATCTATATCACCGCCTTAACTTGGATAAAAGTAGACATCAATTATTTCTGTGGGGGTCAAAGGCTCTTGCGTTGCCGAATCAACGAACATCTGTGCGAATTCCTGCTGTGCGTCACGGGCTATTTCTTCCTCCCTGTCGCTCCTTGCAAAGTGCTTAACAAGATAAGGAACTGCTGACATGGCTATGTGTTCAGGATAATCAATTACCTGGTTAAGTGAGGTTATCTTCGGCGGCAGGGATACATAATTTACCCGTATCAAGCCCTCATAGGAAAACATTACATACATTTCCCTATCGTTCTCCCACTTGACGGACGGAGTGCCTTCCTGGTACTGCCATTGTGGATATTCGCTGATTATCTGAACACGGCTGATAAAGTCGTCCGGCAGTTCAACCTTGTAATACGGCTTGAAATCAGGCACTTTAGCGGCCGATGGATACTTAAACGGATACAAGCACCTGTTGTTGTGCTTGAAATAATAATCCCCGCTTATCGTCATGGTCACGTTGCCGCCGCTTGCATTTAGTATGCCTTTAAGCGGATAAAATGCCGATGTGCCTTCGGGTACGGTTATGTTGATAGTGCCTGTAAACGCTGTTTCCTCGCTACCGTTGAAAACATATGTACCAGATAAAGATTGTCCGTTCTCGGTCAATGTAATAGTGCAATCTCCGTCAACCTCAACATAGAACGCATATGCACCAACACCGGAATAAGACTGTGTTTCGCCGTTGTTCTCTATGATTTTGCCTACCTGATTTATGTCGCCCAAAAGGTTCTTCTTTCGGACGCACGATATTTCAAATGTCTTTTTGCGCCCTGCGGTCTTAGCCATGCGCTTTGACCATAGATCAAGCAATAATGGTGCTTTGGCTCTGTATTCTGCCACTTCGTCCGGGTCCATTGTGCCATTTTCCGAAATAGCGTCCATGACAGCCATTGCCCTTTCAAATAGTTCTTGACCTGTGTATGACATATATATCACCCCTTACTTTTTGGGATGGGCTTTTCGGTAATGAGCCATTAATTCGCCTTTGTTGGTGGTCTTGTAGTCGCATTTTTGACAGTTATAGAATCCGTCTGCGGGTAGCTTCTTTTCCTTGGAGGTTTCTACATTCGGCTTTTCTTCCGAGGTTTCCCCGACAACCTTGACCCCTCTGCATTTCGTGGTAAGGTATTTTATTTTCTTGGGGTTGTCTGTTTCGTAAAAACCGTTTTCATCAAAGGTACATATCTTAACCATCTTGTTGTAATCAACAATAGTCACGTTAGGTTTGTATTGGAATTTCAATTATCATCCCTCCTTAAAGGAAGATGGGGAGGAAAATCCCTCCCCATTACGGCAGTTTTATTACGGCAACCTTTACATTTGCAATGTTTGCGTTTCCGGTTACGGCACAAGCACAATCAATCTTGCCGTCTGCGTTCTTGTAACGCACGGTTTCCAAAGGACCGACAACAACAGTCGATTTAGGGGCAACATCTACTGACAGCGTGCCGTACACATTAGCCAGGTAATCGCCGGCAAGAACCTGCAAGGTTGCTGTGCAACCTGCCGCCTGATTGTTGTTCTCAACAAGGACAATCACCTTCTCGCCGGGCTTGTCTCCAAAGTCAACAGAGAATGTTGCGGCCGCAGCGTTTTTGACCAGTTCCGCAGAACCGTTCCTTTCACAGTAAGAAGTAGTCATTGACATTATGTATCACTCCTTTCATCACATTTAATCGCCAGAAGATTCGACATCAGGCTTAACAGGGATACAGATCAGTTCCTTCGGAACTACAACCTTTGCACCGCAAAGCATAAGACCCCTGTG